CGACTTGGTCTGCCCTCAAAGGAGAAAAGCTTATCGCATTGCCGTCATCCATTCCTCTGCAACAGCTTGTAGACAGACGCCTCGCAAAGGCTGGCGTCTCATATCAGCCCGCTCTCACCGTGAATTATCTGGATACACAGATCGCGATGGTCGAGGCTGGGCAAGGGGTCGCCATCATTCCTTCGTATGGACTCCCTGCCTGCGGCCGTCGAAAACTCGTCATGATCCGGCTCATCAACCCCGTGGTACCCCTCGACTTTTCGCAAATCCGTCGCGGAGGCAGAAAACTTCCAGCCGTAGCCGAAGACTTCACCTCATTCCTCCAGACTTACATGGCCAGTTGGGCAGGGCGCTCGAGGATTCTCTAGCCAGGGGCGATGGAGGTTATCCAACGTTCGAACTTGCCTCATCGGAAGCACATTTTCTAACCCACAATCCAACCCACAAAATGCGATGTCTCATATGACTTGCGCAGCGTTTGGCAGTCCCCGCATGTCTGTTAAGTCGTTGTAATACCTAATCCCGCTGCCCTTTCGCGGCGGCGTTCTAACAAGTTGTGCGAATCACTACCGATAAACGCCCTAGTGTTTACCGAACCGATCAACTCTCGGACGATCTAAAGTTGGCCGGAAACGGGGTTCTGGGACACGGAATGAGGCCCACCTGACCGGTCCGCGGCGAGGGCGGACTCCCGAGAAAATGAGGAGTCTATGAATTAGGCAGATAGAGTGGGCCCTCGTCGGCCGCCCTCTGGCATGCGCCAATACATCTCTGAACAGTGGCCAAGGAGGTACCAAATCTCCTGGCCAGAGCCCGAAGACTTGTCTTTTCTTTCGCATAGCAGTCACCGATGGCAGTCCGCGTCTCTCTCGATAGCTGAGTGCGGGGAGGTCGACCGATGCGTTTCCCCCTCGCGCGAGCGTTTCGCATGCCGGCTCTCACCCGTTCCACAATAAGCAAACGTTCGAGTTCTGCCACGGCGCCCAGGACGGTGAAGACCATCTTGCCGGCCGGAGTCGACGTGTCCATCTGCTCTGAGAACGAAACGAAATCGATCCCCAATGCCTTAAACGTTTCCAAAGCGCGGAGCAAATGGGAAACGGAGCGGGCGAATCTGTCGAACCGCCAGACGCAAATGACATCGAAACGCCTCTTGTGAGCATCGGCCATCAAACGGTTAAGCTCTGGCCGGGAGTCTTTTGATCCGCTCACTCCCGCGTCCACGTATGAACCTACAACATGCCAGCCACGAGCCTGCGCGAATTGCTCAAGTTCTCGTGTCTGTAGCGTCACGTCTTGGCCGTGATTTGTCGTGCTGACTCTCGCGTAGATTGCCACGCGTGTATTTTGGTGGGATAGACTCGATGTAGCCACGTTGCACCTCTTATGTGCGATGGGGTTAGGGCTTGTCGTCTGCGCAAACAGGCGACAGGCCCGTTTTTTTACTTGGCCTTCTTCAGATACCCCTCGATCGCTTTACGAATGAGCGCACTGACGGGGGCCCCGGTCTTCTCAGAAATCGCCTTCAGTTTCTTCTGATGATCTTCCCGAAGCCAGATGTTGGTGCGGATCATGCCCCTATATACACCTAGAGGCGTATATCTTGTCAAGAAGACTCTTTCGACTTAATGCACAGAGGAAGGAGAAACAGAAAATAGTTGTTGATGAGCTGACTTAGGTGTGTTACAAAAAAAGAGCATGAATCGTTGTACGCTGTCTTCTGCCAAACGCGCCTAGCCCCGGGCCAAAACTGCGGGTCACTCAACGCATGAGGTGTCGGTGGCAAGTGGTTAATTCCCCAGTGTAAGTGTTTTTCCCATAATTCGAATTTAAGTTTGAGCCGCAGCCTTGTCTGCGGCTTTTTCTTTTCTTAGTAGAAAGGGAGGACGCGATGCTCGTGAATTTCAAAATAGCTCTGGCGCTTACAGGCGAGAGGCAAGTTGACCTGGCGATGCGGTGCGGCGTTGATCCTACGGTGTTGTCGTTGGTGATCAACGAACGTCGTGAGGCCCATGGGGAGCTTCGATCAAAGCTGGCGGACGCGCTCAAAGTCAGAGAGCGGTGGCTATTCGCAAAGCGTACCCGCGGATCCTACTTGGGTGCTGCCCGCCGACGCCGAGTACCAGCTTCCAAGGCGGCCGATCCTTGGTGATGGCGCACACGTAGTGGACCGGTCTGTTTGAATCAGAAGCCGGCAGTCGCGGCCATGGTCGTGGCTGGGGCGCCGGAAAAAGTTATTGGAATTCTTGAATCGAAGCTAACTCTGATCGAGGGCGAATTGGTCGACATCATGAGTCTTCGAAGGGTCAACTCATTGAACGAAAAGGTCTACGTGCCTAGCGCGGACCATCTCATGAAGTCGGTTAAAGTTTGGAGAAGAGAATGGTTGCGGCTAAGCACGAAAGGGGTGATCGAATTGGCGACGGAGGAAAGGGAGCATTGGCCAAGAACCGTATCCATCTCTCATCCCACCAAACGAATAGCCTTCCATCTCTCAGCGAATCTATCAAAGTCACTTCTGAAACTAAGGACATGGGAAAGAGGCCAAGAAATACCCTGTTGGAGCGGCGGCGGCCAGATGGGTACAGCCAAGTGTTCGAAACCGAGCACCGGGCCAAAGGGCGGGATTTCGATGTACTGCGCTCCCACGACCTGAAAAACAAGATGGCCAGCGGCAAAGGTGCATATATACAGCTCAAGGTGTCGAGGGGGCTCGAAGGGTATTTCAGAATAGAAAGTGTTAAATCGCCCGCTGCTCCCCGGAAAAAGCCCTGCAAGCCAAATGTGAACGTTGTGGGGAATGGTCAAAGACTTCGCAAATTCGCGGCGCGCTGCGGTGGAATAAAACGGGCCGTCGCGCCCCATGTGGTCAATAACCACAGCCGTCTTAAACGCAAATAATGCAACCGATTTCGCTTGGGATTCAGATATGGCAACATTCTTGCCCACAATTAGGTCGGACATTGCTGGTTTTGCATGCTGGTCTTCCAGGCTGCTCATCCAGCCTTCGTTGCATAGCTTGCAAACAACTTTGGCCTTCAAATCGATACCTGGCATGGACCATTGTTTGACAATCTTGCCCGCGCTGTCTCGTTGGCTGAATCGAAATTTCTTTGACTTAAATAGCTGGCGCATCCATTTGCTCCAGATATGTTCTCCGGAGAAGTTGGCCGTAGCTGGGCAAAACGCGCACTCTTTGGGCACAGGCCATTTTACTTATCCCCACTTAGTTAACAACTTCGCGGTCCGAAGAGTCCTGAACTGGCAGTCTGTACTAGCGGTGCAGGCAACTGGCCCGACAATTCCCGGATGCCAAGATCGGCGTAGAGCCGCCAGAACGTTGTACGGAAACAGCTAGGGCTGGGAGCGCAGCAATCCGCAAAGTCTACGCAAACGTCGGTGTCTCGCGCGACACCGCAAGAACTGAAGCAGACCACAACCGCAAACACTTCCGGCGGACCTTCAGCCGATCATCGAGCATCACGCGATGGATTGTTTGGTGCTCTCGCGCCAGGCGCGACGCTTCGATCCTGATTCGGGTAGCGCCAATTGAGACAGGTACGCATCTCTAAGAATTATAGAGCCGGTGCAGCGAGGCAGGATTGCGATGTGTGCAGATCCCACGGGAAGAGTCGTGAAAAAAATAGGTCGGCATGTCGGCCCTGAGGCTCATGTGTTCGAAGCTGCCCGCGCCGCAGAGAAGCCCGAAGCCGTGGATCCCGAACACGAGAAGCAGGTTCGTGCAGATGAGGCCGCGCTGGAAGCGTGGCTGCGAACCCACGGCGGCCAGCCGTGGTTCGACGGGATTGTGTTGGAATGCATCAAACGTTTCCCGAGGCTTGACCAGTTCCAGGTCAGCGCAGTGATTTACAGGCTTAGGGATGAGGCCGGGGTGTTGCTGGAGAAAGAGAGAGCAGAAGCATCGGTCAGAGAGCATGGCTTCGACGTTGACAAACTGTCAGTGAGGGAACTGGATGAATTCTTGAAAGCGTATTTGAGTGGACCAGAGGCAGCGAGTGAAGTGTGGGGCTGAAGAGACGTCATGGCAACCAACAAGGCGAAAAAGACGAAGCGCACGGGGCGCGGCCTGACGCTGAAACAGGCGAAACTCGTGAAAGAGTTGCCGACGGCGCATAGTGTGGCCGAAGCGGGACGGAAAGCGGGCTTTGCAAATCGTCAGGAGGCTCACCGGGCGCTTGAGTCCATTCGAGAAAAGATGCCTGAGGTACTTGAAAGGCATGGCCTTACAGCCGACTTCGCTGCGGACAATGCCGACAACTGATGAACGCCAAGGAGACTCGGTTCTTCGCGAAGGACGGCATGGTAATGGAGACGCGCGAGGTCGAGGCCCTCGACGTCCAACTGCGTGCGCTGGATGCCTGGGCGAAGATGTATGGGGCGTTCCGAGAGGACAAGGTTCCAAACGGTGACAACCACAACTACTACATCGATCTCCGAGAGGTCCCGGACGCCATCCTCCTCGGAATTGTTGACCTGGCTTCGCAGCGACCCAATGGCCGCAGGGAAGGCTCAGGCAGAAATTTACAAGCGCCACCCATTGATCTGGCTTCTGGGGACTGAAGGAGTTCGGCATCAGGTCTTCACCCAGGACGAGCACGATCCCGAAGTGATTGCGAAACCGTTTCCAGATAAGGCGTACATCCGGGAGATGGCTAGGTTGTGGATAACCAAGAAGATGAATCTGTGGGAGAAGTCGCGCCAGATGATGGCGAGCTGGCTGTTCTGTGCGCTGTACTTGCATGACACCCAGTTCATTTCGCAGCACGGCGGCCGGCGCCTCAATTTTATCCAGTCGAAAAAGGAAGAGGATTCGGATGCGCTGCTCAAGCGTTGTTTTTTCATCTACGAGAATCAAGAGTCCTGGCTGAAAGCCCTCTACCCGGCCGAGTATTCCTATTGTCACCTGAAGTTCTTCAGGCCGGATGACTCTGAACGGAAGTTGGCCGTCGGCGAACTGTGGGCGATCCCACAGGGTGGCGATGTCTTGCGACAGCACACAGCGTCCGGGTTGTTCATTGATGAAGGCGCGTTTCAGCCGGACTTGGCGAGTTCGATCCGTGCAGCGCAACCCATGCTCAAAGGCGGCGGCCGCATAGACGTTGTGAGTAGCGCGAACCCCGGCTATTTCGAGTTGCTCTGCGAGGGGCGCGCAAAGTGAGTGGATGTGAAAAACCCCGCGTTGGCGCGCGGGGCGGGAACTTCACGGAGATCACTATGCATGAAGGAAAATAAATCAACTGGACCCGTTGCGTCAAGGGGGAAAGAGCGACGCGATGAAAAAACTTTCAAAATCCCAATCTCGAACGGGATCTTCGAGCACTACGGAAGACTTAAAGATGCCAGGTGGCTCCTCGACCTGTTCATTGACTGGACGACCAAGGAAGTACCGGGCGCCAACGGCAGGCTCGATGGAATCGTTCTTGGCGGTAAGCCTATCCGCGATGAGGACACTGCGTGCGCATTCAGAGGACAATGCAGCGCTCGCACAACTCGCAGGTGGCGACAGCGCCTATCTCGGTACGGATACATCTCACAGAAGCGGACCCCGGTGGGTTATGTGATTCGGGTTATGAAGTCGAAGAAATGGGTCCGTTTGGAGGCCATGCCCAGCGGAGTGATCGGCCAAAAATGGCCGGACAGATCGGCCAAGAATGGCCGGTCTGAAGTACCAGATGTGGCCGGTCAGAACGGCCACGATCGACAATTCAGAACTACCGATCATGGCCGATCCAATAAAGACAGTGCAGTACAAGGCAGAGACAAAGCAGTAGAAGAGGCAACTACTGCGGCTGCTCTTCTTTCTAAAGAGGGTCAAAATCCGGAATGGAAGACGATTAACCTTGCCCCTTGCGGGAGTGAACAGTTCCGAAAGGCATGGAAAGAGATTTACGGGAAAAGTCTCACAGATGAGCGTGACAGTGACGTGATGGAACGGTGCATCATCGCCTGTCGGCAATCATGCATCGATGTTCCCCGGTCGTTCTACGAAGCCAAGCGACGAGTCGAAGGTGGTGTGAGTGAGGATCGGTCCGATCCACACTTCCGGATGGCGGAAGGCGCGCAAGGGGTACGGCCGGAGATGATGCGGTGAGTGTTAAACCGACAAGGGTTTTTCCAAATGGTGGCGTTGTGGTCTGGCAAACCGCGGAAGAAGATGGGGCGCCGGAGTTGCCGGTGCTGATCCATGTGGATGCTGGCGGAATGATTGTCCTCTCGCAAGAAGATCGGGATTTGGTCGTCGCTCCTAGAACGGTCGAAGACCTGTGCGTGACACTGAGGAAAATTCGCGGGCGTTCCAAAAACCTCTGACGCCGACCACCTGCAAAGCGTTGAATTCGCAGGGGCGATGAACGCTGGAAAACGTGTTCCAGAAACACATGATTTTGGATGCTCGTGCTATTTCAACAGAGCACGGAGTTTTTTCTTCTTGGCCTCATCTGGTGGCATGCGCCCGGGCTGGGCCAGCCACCGCTTTAGCTTTTTCACTTGGAGGCAATGGATTGTCGGCTCCTCCCAAACTTCGACTGTCACGAGTCCGTCGTCCCCGAGAACTTCGCTGCAACTCCAGTCGGAGCGTTGCAGTCGTTCCAATCCGACAAGCGCGGCTTCGTAAACGGATTCAGCGCGCAACCGAACGCGATGCTCGACGCCCTGGGCGTCACACACTCTCACCACGCATTCGCGTGTCTCAGACATAGGCACTCTCAAGAATGGTTTTGTGAATCGGCAGAGGTAGGGAGAACCATTCTATCCCTTCCCCAGAGCTACCGCGTGAGTTTAGTTCGGGCAATTTGAAACCAAAGGAAGAAACGACCACGAGTGGAAGTGACTGACCGACAGACGGAGCGAGCGCCGTTGCGCGCGCGCGACGAGTCCCGGCAGGGCCAGAGTCAGGCTGTGTTACACTCCGGCGCGGCAATCGAGTCATCGAGCGAAAGGGGCTCGATGGCGCGAACAAGGTACCAAAGGGGCTGCGTGTTTCTGAGAGGCAAGGATCCAGTGTGGATCGGACGCTTCAGGGAAGACGTGATTCTGCCCGAAAAGGAAAAGCCTGTGCGCGTTCTGAAGTCGGTCGTTCTCGGGACGAAGCGGGACCTACCGACGAAGCGTCTGGCTGAAAGAAAGCTGGAAGCGGTTCTTTTCCGCATCAACTCCGTCAGCTACCGACCTGGGCGTATTTCAACCGTTGAGGATTTCGCGGAGATATGGAAGAGGGAAGTGCTGTCAAAACGTAAGCCCTCGACTATCCACGCTGCGGAGTCCCATCTCAAAAACCAGATCACTCCCCACTTGGGCAAACTCCGACTCGACCAGCTAGGTGTGGAGAGTCAGCAAGTCTTCATCAATCGAATCGCCGGAAAAGTGTCTCGCAAGACGGTCCTGAACGTCATCGGAACTCTTTCCTCGATGCTGACTACCGCAAAGAATTGGGGTTATGTCTCTGACAGTGTCAGCCGGTCGAAGCTGGCGCTCCCCGAGCGAAACATTCAACAGAAGGCGAACTGCTTCAGCGCAGAGCAGGCCCGCCAGATCATTGCGGCCGCGAGTGGGCAGTATCGGGTGATGTTCGCGATCGCCGCCATGACCGGTTTGCGCGCCGGCGAGATTCTCGGCCTCCAAGCTGAGGATTTCGACTTCGAAGGGCGTCTCCTCCGCATTCGCCGAACGGTGTGGCGCGGGAAGCTCCAGACGCCGAAAAGCGTCAACAGCGAAGCGACTCTACCAATCCCCGAATCGCTCGCCGCAACTGTAAAAGAGTTCCTTGGGCAAAGGGACGGTTTCCTCTTCCTGAACAACCGAGGCCATCTCTTCATTGCGGAAAACGTTGTACGACAGGCACTCTGTCCTCTCCTCGATGCGCTGAAAATCCCGCGCTGCGGGTTTCACGCGTTCCGACACACTCACACAAGCCTGCTCCTCGCGAGTGGTGCGTCGCCTACCGTGGCACAGAAGCAGCTACGCCATTCCGACGCACGCATGACACTCGGGATTTATGGACACATCATCGGGGACGCTCACCGCGAGGCGGTGGAAAAGGTAGCCTCGATTTTGAACCCAACTGTTCCCAATTTGTTCGTGGGAACTCAATCGATTCAGTAACTTAACAATCTCGTAGTTTGGGTTCGACTCCCACACGCTTCCGCCACATCTTGTAAATTCTGAAACACTTGGCTTTTATAGGAGAGAACCTAAGGAACCCCACCTCCACCTTGTTCCGCGCCTGCGTTAACCTTGGATTTATCTCCGAGGATGTAACATTTTCCGCGTCTGGAAACGTCTAATCGGTGACAGGAAGTATGGGTGTGTGCCCGATCCGGCCTCATTTCAAGGAACCAATTTTTACGATACCACGGCCACCTCGGCGGATGGAGATTTGGAGATGAACATCGGTAAGCGGCGCGCGCGCCGAAAAATCTGGCTGACGTCAGTGATCTGCCTGACTCTGAGTGGCGTTCGCC